GAATGTCTGTAATTCTTCTTGTGTGAAGCGTGCCGGTTTCCCGTTTACCAAATTACCATTTAATCTCTGATACAACCATGACCTACTTTTATTAAAGTATTTCTTCGCAAGATAGCTTAGAGAGACAATTTCGGCCACTTCTTGCAACTGTAATTTGATTGCGCTTTCTTCTATAACATCCAGTTTCTTATCAATGTTCTGTAAGCGCTCTGATACAAAGTTGGTAATAGCTTTCTTATCTTCTTCCGAATTGTATTTGGCGGCTATTTCTCTCATTTTGATATAGAACTCTGGAGAGTCTGTACCAAGTAGCGGCTTTAATGCCTGTAATTCATCTTTCAGTGCCATATATTTATTTTTAGTGCCCTTTCCGGAGAGAGGGGCTTTGTTTTACTTCTTTTTTTCTAACTCTTTTAAGATTTTGTCGATTGTCAGTAACCGGTCTAACCTTTTGTCAATCTCTTTTTCTTGGTTTGTTCCGGTAACTTCAGCGATGAATCTTAGTTGGTCTAGTTCTTTTTTGAGGAATGCTCTTTGTATAAGCAAATCCTTTTTAATTTGTTCGTTACTCATGTTGATTACTTTTGTTATTTGACATTACAAAGATAATAATCCTTTGGTTATTTCGCAACTGTCGCTTGAATTATTTTCGTTATCTCGCATATCTATCCATGCAACTTCTGCAAGCTCTGCTATTTTTCTGGAAATAACCGAATAGTATTTGCCGAACGTGTTATATTTACCGAATACAAGTTTGCCGTTTTTTGATATATGCTTATTAATGAGTTCTTGTGTTTCTGGTTGTATTGTAAATGATGTTTTTCATCTCTCCTTCTTTCTTGTTTTTGGCAATCATTTTGTCCCAAAAATGAGACTATTTTCAAATCTTGCTTTTTTCGTAAATGCTCTAAGGGGGACAATTCACTTTGTATGTAAATGAAGATAGTTGTGAATGTAGCTGAAACGCCTATGTACAAAGGGATTGATGCATATTTGGACGTATCCGAGAAATCAAATCGAATTGTTACATTATGGGCCATGAGTGTTACATTTGAACTGGAAACAAAAATGATTTAAACAGTCAAATGTTACATTGAGATAAAATGAGGGCTGAATTGATGCTTTTTGAGGCGCAATTTAGCCCTTTTCTGTATACTTTGAGGGAGGTTACTCTTGAGTACTACGAATAAGGTGAGATTGCTTGATAATGGCTCTACGGGTTATCTTAACGCCACCATCAATGAGGCCGGCATGAAGCAAAGAGTTCTTTTTGATACCTATTTGAGTGTCATTTAGAACGGTGTAAATGGCGCTGATACTACCAAAATAATAGTCCTTCTTCTCAAAAATGAGATGTACGTGAATTACCTTAGTCATAAATTCATCATTTAGAAGTTTTTTTTGCAAAGATATTCTAAATAATAATTATATAGAAGTATTTACAAAGAAAATATGTACTATTTAAGGCGTTTAGAGAATATGGTCTCATAAGTTTTTTTATATGCCCAAACGGATAAAGTGGTATCAATGAATAGCCATAGAGTGAAATGTTAAAAATGAGTTTAGGCATACTATAAGGCATACTGATAAGGCATACTTTTTTCATAAGTAATAAACTTATGTAACGTGGTTTAGGCATACTATTTTAACAATTAGAAAAGGACGTATTTTATATGATGTTTCCTTTTAAGTTATGTTTTTAGGCGTTTAAATAAACATTTATAGGGGGATAGTATAGTTATTTTGGTAAGTGATACGGTTGTATCTCTTTTATAAGTGCTTGATTTATAGTAGATATTTATAAAACAAATGCTATTTTAGCGTCATAAACGCGTGCGCGTCACAAATAATTGGCAGTATAGCTCAGTTGGTAGAGCGCAGATATGCATACGTGATGATACATGTGTGCAGCTCTTTTGTCACAAGTTCGAGTCTTGTTGCTGCCACAATGGTTTTTGAAGGTAGAGACGAACGTTCCCACTATTCAGCACTCCGTCTGGGGGAATTAAACGTACGGAGATTTTAAGGTAATTGATTGTTGATGGAAATGCTCCCGGTAATTGCGCTGAGAGCATTATTGTTCGGTTATTAACTATTTAGATACTATTTCACATTGATAGCACGCAATAATTGTTGCATCTGCCCTTTCATGACATCCATATCATCTTCCAACTGATTAACCTTGTCGTAATATGTTTCATTGAGATTCGGCATTTTAGCACTGAAGTACCATTCAGCATGAAGTATGGTGTTTATCTCCTGAGCTTCCAAATTAAAATTAGGGTAATTGATTTTATCTACATTATCTGACATGCAAACGAGGAACCCATGTTGGCGAAATCTGTTTTTGATGCGTTTGATATATGAACGCCCATCAGTGTCACTGATAACATAAATATGCTGGTCGGGCATGTCCTGCCATTCAGAACGGTCGAGCAATCTCACGATAACGTAGGAACTATCCAATAATGTAGGAGACATACTTTCTCCTTTGATGCGGACACAAAAATACTTTTTGCTATTGTGTACCATGGATGAAGGCATCTTTATAGCGTCTACTACTTCTAAATAGTCCGGATTGTCGCAACCAGAGCAGCCTGCGGCAACAGAGATGTCCACTAGTGGGATTGAAACAAAATCATCATTGATAGACAACAACGCTGTAGAAGCGGAATTTGTGGATGTGGACTCGTGACGGAGCATAGAGCCACGTCCTGTGATAAGCCAATCTGCAGAATATAAGGGATAATTTTCAACTATATTTTGTAACCATTTGGATTGAATGTCGGTACCATTGGCTATAGCTCTTGATAACACACCTTTACTGGCACCAATACTACGTTCCATAGCAGTGATCGTTATCCCCTCTTTTACAGCTATTTCTTGAATTCTTGATAAAATACTACCCATACAGAAGAAAATTATCACACATTTATTTGCGTGGTTGAAAATTATCACTTAGATTTGCATCGTGTTCAAGCAGAACAGCCCCAAAGATAAGAATTATTTTAATCAGAATTTAGATATGGAGAACAAAATCAGAAAGAAGATTGAACTGAGTGCTTCAGGCAAAGAGAAACTTGCCCGGATGTTCAATGTAACACACCGCAGTGTGTGTTATGCGCTTGACTTCAAACGTAACAGCGTGCAAGCCGCAAAAATTAGGGAAGCTGCCCTAATCAATGGTGGTAAGTTGGTGGAGATTATTGATGTGACGGACTCTGCCAAGCGTACGGTGAAGGTGTTGGACTCTCATGGGAATGTGAAAGCGGTGATAGCTAATGATACAGTAACTTTATGAATGGTATGGGTGATATTCTTATTTGGGTTATTCAGGCAATTCTTTGCGTCCCCATTTTCTATGTCTGCACTCAAATACACAAATCAAAGCGAAAGTTATGAAAGTGAATATTAACAAGCGGCATACAAAACCTTGTAAACTAAAGGTATCCCGATATACCCAGTTTATTATTTCACCGAATCCACATGTTGCTACTATTCCTACCGGAATAAAATACACATCGGAACTTTTGAATATAGCAATAGTCCATGCTGTATATGTTCCAATGTAAGTAGTAGCAACACCTACGGTGATGAGTGTTTGTGTGAACCAATCAAATGTTTCAAAAGTGTTGATAGAAAAATAAAGAATGGGATACAGCATAAGAGAGCAAAGAGCAATTGAAGCTATGGCCTTTCGGTAGCTCTCGCTAAGCGCCAAAAAGATTTTATCAATATTCATAATGATTGAATTTAGTATTAGTTAGAATGCTACAAATGTAGCGAAACTATTCCGGTTCGGGATGAATAGGGGTAGATTTTTCAATTGAGAATTAAAGAATTAAAAAATAAAGTGATATGGATAGAAAATTGACAGTAAAAGAAAAGGCGTTCTTGGAGGAGCTTCGGGAACTGATGGCGAAGCACAGTGCTATGCTGTATTCGGAGAATGACCGGGTATGCATGGATATTGAGTATTCAGGTGATGAAGGCTGGGAGCCCATAACCTTGCCCGATGGCATTACTGTGTTTTACGACTTGGATGATTTCATTGAACAGAACTCTTAAACTTTACAAGATATGAAAACCTGGAGACGAATTCAAAAGATTGCCGTAGCTGTAGGCATGTCCTACGGTCTGTGGTTGGGAACAAATGTGAACGCAACAGATGCGGACAGCCGCAATGCGTTTGTAATTATCGCATTATCGGCCATCATAGCAATATCACTTATGCCGGATAAGACGGATACCGCAACTGTTTAGGAACGGTTTGTTCAGCAAGTCCGGAGTTTCCCTTATCATGCGGAAGTAGCCGGCTCCCCGGTTCGACGCCGGGGCTTGCACAAATAAAAGAGAAAAGTTTCTGATTATGGAAATGTACGGTAAAATAAGGTGTGTCACTTTTCCTGAATTGGTTTCGCAAGGAAGAATATTGAGTAAACCAAACTACGATAAAAAAGTACGTGAAGGCAAGCTTCGGGTTGTACGTCCCGGAAAAGGAGCCGGTTCCTACGCCCTCATAGACTACACCAGTCTTCCCGCCCTTATTCGTGAGGCATACGACAGACTTTATCCCAATGCTTTGGAAGAAATGAAAGAACAACTAATGAGCAATATCATCCGTAGTGACAGTAAAGCTGTAGAGTTCTATAAGACCTACCGGCCCGCCATCTCACTGGATCGTCAGGCAGAATATGTACTGAATGCCGAGGTGATGAACGAACTGATCCGCGTGGAGAAAGAGACCGGGGCCTTGCATAGCAAGTGCGGTTACAGCCGTAAATCCATCGTGTGGGAAACGGTGCAAGGCACATGTGAGAAGTTGCGCGAACGATATGGACATACACTGCCCGCAACCCGTCTCCGCGAGAAATTCAACGCTTACAAGAAGGCCGGATATATCGCCCTTGTAAACAAGAATACAGGCAACCAGGCGGCACGTGTGGTAGTTCCCGAAGTGGCTCGTCTGTTGCTGAAACTTCGCCGGAGCATTGTTCCCCGCTATACCGAGGCGCAGATCTTCGATGAGTATAACCGTCAGGCAGTAGAACGCGGGTTGAATATCATCAAATCGCCTACTACTATAAAGAACTATCTTAATGATCCGGCTGTAATGCCGATGTGGTATGCAGCCGTATACGGCATGCAGAAGTGGAAAGCCAAGTATGCCAGTCTGATGAAGACCAGCCTCCCGCAGATGCGTGATGCATTATGGTATGGCGATGGTACCAAGCTGAACCTTTACTACAAAAATGAACAAGGCAAGATGTGTACCACCAGCGTATATGAAGTGATGGACGCTTACAGTGAGACTTTGCTTGGGTATGACATATCCCCGAATGAGAATTTTGACAGCCAGTACCGGGCTTACCGTATGGCCGTTGAAGTCTCCGGCAGCCGTCCTTATGAGATTGTGACTGATAACCAGGGCGGACATAAGAAAGGTGATGCAGCAGGTTTCTTCCAACGTCTTACGATACTTCATCGCCCCACGATGCCTTATAACGGACAATCCAAAACGATCGAAAATGCTTTCTACCGTTTTCAGGCACAGGTTCTTCATGCCATATGGCATTTTACAGGACAGAATGTGAATACCAAAAAACTGAATAGTAAGCCCAATTTGGAATTCATAGAGGAGAACGCCTATGCGCTTCCCACACTCGAGGAGCTGAAGGCTATTTACAAGGAATGCCGTAACCGATGGAACAATGAGGAAAAGCATTTTGCTACCGGTATTCCTCACATGGAGATGTATCGTATGAGTGAGAACCCCGAAGCTGTGCCTGTTAACGAAATCGACATGATGCAGATGTTTTGGCTGTGTCATCCCAAAGCAGTAACATACACCAATTATGGTCTGCGGTTTGAGATTGACAAGCAGCAATACCACTATGATGTATATGCAGCCGATGGTCTGCGCGATGAAGCCTGGGCGCTCCGCAATACCGGACGTGAATTCACTGTAATGTATGATCCCATGGACATGACCCGCGTGGAATTG